ATTAGGTGTTTTAACATCATTAACAGAATTATTTGCCAGAGGGGCAACCAAAGGTAAATTAGAACTAGAAGACTTTAACAAAATTGCTGAAAGAGGGGTTGACATATTTAAACCACTCACAAAAGAGTTTGGTCTCAGTATTCAAGAAATACAAAAACTTGCTCAAACTGCCGAAGGACAAGAACAATTATTTAGAGGCATAGAAAAAGCATTAGATGACACATATGGCGGTGCCTTACAAGAAAAATTAAAAAGCAGTAGTGTAGCATTCTCAAACTTGCGTATTGCTTCACGTAGATTACAAGACGCAATATTCACAGCATTTGGTTTAGACAGCACAGAAGCCATCGATGGCCTTACTGATGCGGTTAACCAATTAGCAACAAATATACAAAATTTAAATTTTAATGAAATAGCCTCACAACTAGAAAGATTAGCAACTGTAGGTTTAGCATTAACTATGGTATTTGGTGCGTCAGGCCTAATTAGGGTATTCGGCAGTATCCAAGCAGGTGCTATAGCACTAGGACTTAAACTAGGTAACCTAGGCAAAAATATGTTTAGTCTTCGTGCTATAACTAATAATTTAACTAGAGCAAAAGCCAGATTTAGTGATGTTGTAACAGGTTTAGGTAAAGGTGGTAGAATAGGGTCATTAGGTGGCGGTATTGCTAACTTAGGTAAAGCATTTTCTAGGTTTATACCATTTGTAGGTACAGCACTATTAGGTCTTGAAGGTTTATCATTTATAAGTAAGAAATTAGGCGGTCCAGACTTCATGGCTGGATTCAATGACTTAGTAGTAGATGGTGCTAAAAATTTATTAGGTTTTAATGATGCACTTGAAGAAACACAAGACATAGCAAACGGTTTTGTAGGACCATTATTACCAGATGGTAGTACTGGTACAACGCCGGTCGATGATGATGACGATGGCACACCAAAACCTAAATCATTAGCAACATTAAGACAATTTATAGAAGATTTTGAATCAAAATTAGGCAGTTTAAAAAGAACAGAAGAAGAATATAACCGTGTAGTAGAAGAATTTAAAACACAATTTGCTAATGAATTACCAGCCGCACTAGTAGGTACAAATGCCGCATTGACATTGTTCGATGAAGGCATGAAAGATATAGACAAAGCATTTGATAGACAGGCACCAAAAGCAAAAGTTGTAAAAACACTATTACAACAATATCAAGATATGTTGGCTAAAGTTATACCAACACAAACAACATTTGAAGATGAATTAACAAAATTAAATGATTTATTTGGTAATCCAGAAACTGTAGAACAAATACAAGAGTATGAAACTGCCTTAGATAGATTAAGAGATGCTTTTGGTATCGATGAAGAAGTTCAAGCATTTTTAGATACATTTGATGATGTCGATACACTAGAAGAATTTAATCAAAAAATGATTGTGTTACAAAGTTTATTAGATCAAAATAAAATATCAGCAAAAGAATTCGAAGACGCAGTTAAAGATTTACAAAATACATTAGGCGAAGACGAAATATTTGCTAATTTTATAGATGACTTAAACACTGGTGTTAAAACACTCAGTGAAGACCTAGTAGATGCGTTCGAAAAAGGTGAAAGTGCTGGTGATGTGTTTAAAAACTTCTTTAAAAATATGATCAAACAGATCATAGCAGACATAATTAGATTAATGGTATTTTTACCAATACTACAAGCATTTGGCTTCCAAGTAAGTGGTGGTTCTATAACAGGATTCTCAAATCCATTCAAAGCCACAGGAGCAGGCGGTGGTCAAGTCATGGCTCGTAGGCCAATGTTAGTTGGTGAACAAGGACCAGAACTATTTGTGCCAAGTAATTCAGGCAGTTTAACACCTAATCATCAAATGGGCACTCAAGTAACATATAACATAAATGCCGTAGACGCACCAAGTTTCCAACAACTAGTAGCAAGTGATCCCCAATTCATATATGCTGTAACTCAAACAGGTGCTAGAACCATACCAGGGAGTAGATAATGAGTTTTCAAACAATCATAGATAACGCAACATTCATTAACATTGATAAACGTAAAACCACAGCAATGAGTGTTAGTAGAAGTGGACATGTAAAAACAGCAGAACGCCAACCTAGTGTGTATAAATTTACAGTAGGTAGTGTACCTGGCTTAAAATATTCAGAAAACAGAGGTGTATTAGAAGATATAGATACTGCAGATAGAACGGTAGAAGCAAATGTTAGTTTAGCAAATAATTCAGGTATGAATTATATTACAGCATATCAAGGTGGTATAACTAGTGGTAGTTTAACTATGGTAGGTGGCGACGGCAAAGAGATATACGTTGATGCTACTGGTGTTACTGGTTCAGGCACATTATTTAAAAAAGGTGATTACCTACAACCACAAGGTAACACAGGCACATATAGATATCCGTATCAAGTAACCAGTGATGTAACTTTTGGTAATGGTGCTAATGTAATTATACCAGTACATAGGCCTGTATTGAGTCAAGATGGTGTAAGTATAACTAGTGGAGGCGTTAGAAAAGGCACAGAAGTACGTTTTCATGTAAAAGCAATGGTTTGCCCAACATACAGCATTGTGCCATATGACCTTATACAGTTTTCAGGCGATTTTGAATTTGTGGAGATTATAACTTAATGAGCACAACAATTACAGAAGTACAAGGTACTAACATATCACCTATAACACTTATTGATTTACAATTAGGTGCTAATGTTTATTATCTCAGTAGTAATTGGAAACCTGTAACAGTAGACAGCAATAATTACACAGAACTAGGTGCTTTCTTAAGTGTAAGCAATATAGATGACAATCTAAAATACAATGCTAATGATCTAAGTTTAACATTAAGTGGTATTCCAAGTGGACAAAACTATCTACAAGAAATATTAGATAATCCAGTAAAAGGTGGTAATGTTGTGTTGAAAAGAGCATTTGTAGATACAAGTACATATGAACTAACAGGCAATGTGTACACAAGATTCAAAGGTGTTATAACCAATTACAAAATAGATGAACAAGTAAATGTATTAAGTAAACAAATGGACTATGCTGTCACAGTGACACTTGCAAGTCAATTAACAGTACTCAGTAACAAGATATCAGGACAAAGAACAAATCCTGAAGACCGAAAAAGACTATTCCCCGCAGACAGAAGTTTCAACCGTATACCCATACTGTACAATACCAGTTTCGACTTTGGTAAAGAATACAGCACATATGGTGGATATGGTGGCGGAGGAGGCGGTGGCGGTGGCGGTGGTCGTGGCCGTGGAGGCGGTGGTGGCTATAATCAACAACAAAGATAAAGATATAAAGGATGAAAAGATATGATAAAACAAGCAGAAGTAAAAGATTTTAAGAACATAAAAAAGATGTTTGTCAACTTTGCCAATAGTGCGCCAGTTGATTACTTACATAATCCACATTATGATGAGGATTATATAGATCAAGTATTCTATACAGTAATGAAACAAGGTGTGTTATTGTATGCTGAACAAAAAGGCAAACCTGCAGGATTCTTTATAGCCATGCCGGCTGGAGATATATGGTTGCCTCAATTGCCTCCTGTACTTAGAGAAGCCGCATGGTGGGTTGAACCAGAGTTTAGAGATGGTGCTATAGGTGGTAAATTATTCTTAAAGTATTTGAATATAGCAAAAGCAATGAAAGAAGTAGGTAAAATACAAGGATACACAATGACATTAATGGAGCAATCACCAGACATCAAAATAGAAAAATATGGCTTTAGGCCAATAGAAACAATTTATTATTCAGGGTAGGAGTAACAGGTGGCAGTATTTACAGCAATAGGAACAGCAATAGCAACAGCAATAGGTGGCGCATTGGTCACAGCAACAGGACTTACACTATTAGGTAGTGTTGTAGCAGGTGTTATTGCGGCAGGCTTGGCATTCGGTACAGCAAAACTTTTAGGAGTATTTGATGTTCCGGACGTAGGCGCCATGGGCAGAGCCAATGGCAGTAAAGTACAGGTGGCCCCGAGTACTGACAACAGGATCGGTGTGGCTTATGGCCGTAATTTCATGAGTGGTCCAATAACAGATGTTGCTATATCAAATCAAAACAACACTATGCACTATTGTATCACACTCAGTGAATTAAGTGACGGCCATGATGTAGGTTCATACACACTTAATCAGATCTTTTGGGGTGATAGAAAACTAAACTTCTCAGGAGCAAATGTAGTCAGTTATACAGATCCAAATGCCACAACCACAGAAGATTGGTCAAACAAAATCCGTATAAGAGTATATGCTGGTGATACTACCAGTGCTAAACAGATATTCCCAACATCAGGTGCCGTAAATGCCACAACAATGATGCCACACTGGAATGTGTTTGGTACAAGTCATTACACTATGGAAGGATTAGTATTTGCAATGATTGAAGTAGATTATGATGCTGAAAATGGTCTTACAGGACTAGGTAGTATGACATTTGATATTACTAATAGCAAAGACAATCCAGGTGAAGTATTGTTCGATTATTTGAAATCAAGTCGATACGGTGCTGGATTAGCCAATAGTGATATAGACATAACAAGTATACTAGGCACAGCAAATACACAGATGAAAGGTTATTGTGATGAACAAATTACTTATACACCTAACACTGGTGGTAGTAGCACTATAGACAGATATCAAATCAATGGTTATTTGAGTACTTTTGATAGTTGTATGGATAACATAGACAAAATATGTAGAAATGCCGCAACATACTTTACATTTGATGGAAAGCAAGGCAAATTTGCGGCTATTCCAAACAGACCATATAGTAGCAGTGAATTAAGTTCAGCATTTGTTCTCAATGATGACAATATAGTTAGTAAGATATCTGTTAGTAGTACAGAATTATATCAACAACTTAATAGTATAACAGTAGAGTTTGCTGATCAAAACAGAAAAGATCAAACAAATACCATATTAGTAGAAACACCAAGTGGAGATAGAAACACAGGCGAACCAGATAATAATTTAGATTACAGAGCAGAGTTGGTTAACAATAATATACATGCAGAACAACTAGGAAACATTGATCTAAATCAAAGTAGAAAAAGCATGGTTGTAGAATGTACCAGTGATTTCTCAGGATTACAGATAGACGCAGGTGATGTTGTTAAACTTACTAATAGTGATTATGGCTTTAGTGATAAATTGTTCCGTGTAATGAAAAACACAGAAGCACTAGGTCAAGATGGCATGATATTGTGTAATCTATTGTTATTAGAGTATGATGCAACCGTGTACACAGAACCAGTAGTAACAGAAAGTGAAGAAGAAGATGATCCAACAGAAATAAATGAGTTACCACCTCCACCTCCAATTGACCCACCAAATAAATATCAAAGATTGTATCAAAATGTGCCTATAAAATCTACCTCAGGATCAGGTACATCAGCAAACTGTATGGTGCTAAAAGCATCACCCAATGTGTATACACATGTGGTAGTTACAAGCAGTACACCAGACTTTGCCGCACTAGATACCTGTGTTATAAGTGGCGGTAACCTAGGTGGTATCGATGTTACGCATGATTGTACATTTACAGTACCAAGTGTTACAGGCGGTGTAATCAATAACCCTATAACAACTATTTCTGGTGAAGCAAATGTATATGATCCAGAAACACATGGCAATAATATACCAACAGCCGCACTTGCCAATGCATCAGTAGGTACACAAGTAGAAGATCAACCAGCAAGTAATCTTGCAATGGCAAACGCAGATGTAGTAGAAGATATACACACGCCTCGAGAAGTAGACTTTAAAGAGCCTAGAGATGGTGTAGAAGAAGGAGACTACAGTTTTATTGCAAGTGGCACACCTGTAGGATCAGTTCCAGGCAGTGGCACAGCAAACTATTCATTGAGAGCAAAAATAGTGCTTGAAGATATAGAAGGTAATACTACCAGCACAGAGTTTGGCACAACATATAACAATGCGGCTGAAATACCCGGCATAATGAATGCTGTACAAAAAGTATCAATACCAGCAGATGTATCTAGAGCCAATGTGGTAATACGAGGCAAAAATACATTAGCACCAAATAGTGCCGGCCAAATAGGATACACAAATTTAAAATATGATTTAGTTAAAATTAACAAAGGAGATACGTTTTAATGCATAATAAAGTCATAATTTATAACAATACCACTGGACACATAGAACAAAATATCAGAATAAGTCCTAACAGTTTAGCAAGAATGCTAGAAGGTAGAAGTTATTTAAGCACAATGGTATATGATTTAAAAGGTAGAATCGACGATTTCTGTGTAAATGTCAGTGTAGATCCGCATGTAATAGAAGAAAAGCCAGAACCAACCATAGACGTCTGTACAGAAATAAGAATACAACGACAAACTTTGTTGAAAATCAGTGACTGGACACAAACTGCAGATTCACCATTAAGTGATGCCAAAAAAGCAGAATGGCAAACATACAGACAAGCACTTAGAGACATGCCATTAGAATACTGTGATGAAACAGACATTGCAAACGTCATTTGGCCCACAAGACCTAGTTAATTCGATAAATATACAAGTAATAAAAACGGCTATATTGCCTTAGTGATATAGCAATACCCCTTAGGAGTAGCAAAAATGTCAGGTAGAATTCTCGATTTCAAATCATATAT